AATCGCCGATCGCTCTCTTGTTATCCGCGGTATCACGACCCACCTTACTAAATGGGTTCAGTCCTTTTAGAGTATCAGCGGCTTTCGAAGCAATACCATATGGTGCTTCTTGCACGTCTGTTTCAATTGATAATTCGTTAATATGCATAGTAATCTTATTTAGTATGATTAGTGAATGAACTACGTTCATTCGTGTTTTCGCTATCGCTCAAACACTTTTATTTCTTGAATATATTTAAGCAATATAAATTACGAAGTAATTTTTTAGCATCATGTAGATTGTTTCAGTCAGACGGAACCTGTTAAAGGGTTCCATCTAATCTTGAACATCATGTGAGTTCGTCACAGCCAAGACTGGAAGTAGGTATTTTGTTTATACACCTGTTTGTGGGGCTCCGGCCTATCCCCTACCTACACCGACATCACGTAAAAATCTGCTAAAAACCGCTTTTCGCTATCGCGAACCGCTTCGCGGGTTCCTACGCTACCTCCCGCTTCGTTCCGTTGCGAGGAGTTTTTTCAAACCTAGTGTTTTCGATTGACAGCATTCAATCTACGCTAACCGGTAGGCCCAATTCTTTTGATGGCTTAACTCCCAGTGGGGGTTGATTAACGTGTACGAGTGTCCTTCTCAGGGGACCCTTTCTCAGCGGTATTTACAAACTGGCCCGCCAACCTTGTGTGCTGTTATTTTTTGCCTAAAGTTTCTAGTGCTTCTTTGAGAATTTTTGAACTGCCTACTCTAACATTAATAATTCCGTTGTAATACTCATCCGTCTCTAATACTCTGCGTTCAAATTGTTCTCTAGCCTCTAGGTAACTCATCAAGCCTCTGCTGTTACAAATGTAAAGAATTTCGCGTGTGAAGTTTTCTGGGCCTAGTTTTTGTACATCTTCGTTCAAATGATCGTTGGAACCCCAATAGTCTTTCCAATCTGATTCCACTTTTGAACGTCTTTTGTTTTTCTTGCCTTTAAGAGGTGGGCGTGTTTTTTTGAATTTTGCTAGTTTTTTGCCTACGTACTTGCGATTGTTGGTAGTGTTTGTTATCAGGTACACAAATCCTTCGCAATCTTGCGGAAGTTCTTGTACTATTTTGCCCTGATAAGTCCACTCCATGCAGATACTTACCTGTGCCTAATTTTCAGTGTCTTGATTCTGATTTGCCTTCTTTTTTGCCTTAAGATCTTTGCGTTTGTCTTGAACTTCGTAGCGTCTTTGTGTGCAAAGACGTCTAATATCACTGAGAATTGAACGTACCTTGCGTCCGTTTTCATCAAAGCCTTTGGCTTCCCAACGTTCATTCATGTTATAGTAATCCATAATTGCTTGGACTAAAAGTTCATGTGTTGTTGGTTTAGACATTGTTGCTTAACTCCGTGTCTGTTTCATACGAAGTAAATCCGTTTTCCTTGATTACTTTTAGAATATTGTTGACCCTAGAACTTAATTCGTCTTTGTGCGAAATAAGATATATATTTTTTGAACGTTCACGTGCCATCTTTTTAAGAATAGCAATAGAACTTTCAACACCTGCGGTATCCATACCACTATCAATAAGTTCGTCAATAAACAATAGGTTGATATTTTGATAAAGGTTTTCCCACACATCACGAAATGCCCAACTTAAACTTAAAATGAGTCTATTTCGTTCACCTCTACTGAGGTTATCAAAGTCTAAGTCACGTCCTAGTTCTGTAATTTCTACCGATAAATCGTTCTGAAACTTAACTTGATGCGGTAACCCTGTTCTATCTAGATAATACTGCAAACGTTTGTTCAACACAGCCAAGTTTTGATCAATAATACGTTTACGTATAAATGAATCCTTGCTTGTTAATAGTTTGTACAAGAAATCCATGTGGTTTTTCATTTCAGTAAATCGATTCATTGTGTCCCAACTTACTTCTTTAATTGCAGTTTCGTTTAGTTCTTTAATCTGCTCTGTGTATGGATTGTTCTCACCGTCTTTTTCACGTTTGCGTTCTTCTAGACTTGCTAGATTGTTTCTGTGATTGTATGCTTCTTCCGCATTGTCATAAAATGTGTTAGGTTTACCGTTGATATCACCGATATCGTCAATCTTTTTAACAACATCAGAAAGTTGTAATTGTATTCCGTCAAGATATGTTTTGCTTTCATTAACATCGTTTTGTTTTTCAGCCATTAGTGAAGCGTGTGCTTCATCATGTAGATCCTGTCCACAAGTAAAACATTTTTTACTTTGAATATCTTCTAAATCTTTTTGATATTTTTTAAATTCTCGTTCAGCACGTAAAATACTTGACTCTAAACTTGCTTTTTCTTTTTGTAAACTTGTTAGTTCGTTATTAGAACTGGTCCATATTTCTAGATCCTTGTGTGCTTGAATTTCTTTCTCAATATCAACTTGTACCAAACTAGAAATTGCTTTACTTAATCTAGCAATTTCTTCAGACTGGTTAGCGTCCCATGCTTTGCTTTTAATATCTAAATTGTTAATACTTTCTTGTACGGCTTGGTTAGCACTTTCAATACCTTTTATTTTTGCATCTTCTTCTGCAATAGCGTCTCGTACACTTTTCTGTTGTTCTTTTAATTTTTCTGCTTTTTCAGAAAGTATAGTAATACCTAGCAGTTGTTCAATAATTTCTCTTTGATTGTTTGGAGTCATGGCCAAGAAAGGCTCTGTGTATGTGTTTAATGCAACCAAATGCTTAAACATAGTATGACGCATGTTCAATAGTTTTTCAATTTCTTCCTGTGTTTTACGACTATCGCCCTGTGATTCATCAATATCATCAGCAACGGTTTCAACATCTTCAACATAAAACTTAAGAATGTTAGGCTTTCTGCCTCTTTCAATACGATATGTTTTACCGTTAACTTCAAATTCAACGGTTACCAACATGCCTTTGGCATTTGTTTTGTTTACAAGGTTTTCTCTGCGAATCTTTGTTAATGCTTCGCCATATAAGGCATAACTCAATGCATTAATAATTGTAGTTTTACCTGTACCGTTACGTGATCCTGCATCATCTCCGCCTAAATCCATGTTTTCACCAAGAACAAGTGTAAGGTGTGCTTTATCAAAATCAACTGCCTGCGTTGCATTACCAACGCTCATGAAGTTTTTTACCGTTATGGTTTTAATTTTAAACATGAATTATAAGTTCCTGTAAATGTCTAATAAAATATTAGGCCTATATTGTTCACTTTGAATTTTTGTTATTTGATCTGTTACAATTTGATCAACACTTTCAAATTCAATTTCGCCTCTTTCTAGTGTTAGTGCTTCATCAGTATCTTCAGTGTCTGGCAATAAACTAATTTCTCTAATATCATATTGTTTAGAAAAGTTTTCCTTAATAAAATTTGCTTCTTCATAGGAAATATCAATATCAAGCGTAACTCTTAGATATAAATTGTTTGGTTTTAAAATTTTGTCAGTATTATCAAGTAAGTTACTTAATTTTACCGTACGATATTTTGGACAATCCGGCCAATCAATATATTGTGGTTGACCTCCCCATTCTAAAATCATCATTCCACGTTCGTCATCCCATGCATCGGCATAATTGTGAGGAAAAGCGTTACCGATGTAATGTATATTTTTGTTGTTTTGACGCTTATGAAAATGTCCGGTGAATACCAGTTCTTGATTTTTGAAGTCATCTGCTTTTACTTCACCAGTGTCTGGCATCTCAACCATGGCATTCATTTTAAAATGGGGAAGTTCAAAGTGACCAAACATATATCGGCACTTCATTTTGACCACATTTTTCCATTCTTCGCCAACAAGCCACGGAATCAATGCGACATCGTCAATAACCATAGGTTCATTTACAACGGTAACACCCGGTACGTGCTTGCCAAATACTACAGAATGAATTTCTCTTTTATCTTTATAATATAAATCGTGATTACCTGGAAAGAAATAGAAATTGTCAAAAGCATTGCCTAGTTTTTCCAGTGAACGCAAACTAGCATCCATTGTGGTTAAGTTTAACGCACTTCTATTGTGATGCCAATCGCCTGTGAAAATACCTACATCACAGCCGTTTGCTTTTGCTTGTTCAATATACCAATCCACAAATCGTTCACAATCATCATTATGGATTTTAGAATTGCTTTTAAGACCAAAATGAATATCCGTGAATACTGCGGCCTTTTTAAATAAATTTTTAGCCATACTTTTCCTCAATTATTAAAATTATAAGGTCAACCACGTGTGTTTGTCAACCTAATAATCCGCTTTTGGCTTTCTCATTGTTTTATAAAATTCTGCTAACTTCTCTTTATCCTCTTTAAAGACATTTTCATTTTGTCTAGTAAAGGATGGATTCAATCCGTTTTCTTGCAATATATCATCTCGAATGTTTTGATTTTTCTTTTCAATGTTTAGCACACGAGTAAACGAGTTTGTAACAGCCGCTGTGTAGTAAGCAAACGGATTTAAACTTTTGCTTTCGTCAAACTGCAAACCAATCTGTGAAAGTTGTAGCACAGCCTGTGCTCTCATCTCGTCATTGTATGTGTAACCACGCCAGTTTGACCGTGTACCGTAACGATCAGCAAGTTTTAGAAACATTCGTCCTAAATCTTCTGTCATTCGACCATGACTAACAGAAAACTGCCCGTTATGTACTCCGCCTTTCCAATGACTTTTACCAACACAAATTAAATTGTCGTTTTCGTCATATTTCCAATGTTGAAATGGAGGAAAGTTGCATTTTGCGTGTTTATCTGCTGTTGTTTTGGTCTTGCGTTTACGACCTGGTTCTTCAGGAACATGATCAAATGTCATAATTCTAAAAACTAAGTCTGTTTTTTCAATCTTTTTCCAATCAGGCGTTACTTCTGCTAGTTTTACTTTTTGTTTGTTTTCTTTTGCTAGTGCGTATGCTTCCTTACCAATGCGGTCTGCTTGATTACGCTTGGCTTGTGCTAGTGTAAGCCTGTTTACTTTGTCTAAACTTGCTAGGATAATATCGTATTGAGCGTACTTTTCATCCTGAAAAGAGGAAAACGTGTTCTTGCTTTTCCAAATTTCATGCAACAAGTCTTTATTCGTTAAATATTTCTGTCTAATCATTATAATTTCTCCGGATATAAGTACTATTATAAACTACGCAGTTAATAAATGCAATAAATAATTGTAACAAAAGGAACCAAAAAGACATGGCTGAATTTATGCAAACTATATCATCGTTCGGAACTTCCGCGTTCAGAAAAGGACAGGAGTTGGGTTCCAATTTCGTTTCTGATGCCGGTGCACTCACAGACAGAATTGTGGGAGGATTGGGCGAAGCATCGGGCATTACACAAAACCAAGGAGCAATGGAAGGTCTTGCAAAACTAGGTGAAATCACAGGAACTACGAGCATACTAGAAAGACTTGGACTTGATTTAAAACCTGGTGGTAAGCCGTTCTTGGAAGAAGGACAGCGTCCGACACTAGCAAAGATTGATAGAAGAATTAAAATCAAAATTGATCCAAAATACCTAGGTAAGGGACCAAGCGCCCCACTGAAAGAAACAGGTGGAATAGTGTTTCCATATACTCCTCAAATAGTTTTACAATCGCGAGCAAGTTACAACGCAGTTCAACCAACACATAGTAATTATGCATTCCAATCTTATCAAAATTCTAATCTGGATGCTATCTCAATTGTGGGAACATTTACAGCACAGGACAGAGGAGAGGCAGAATTCGTTTTAGCAACGGTCCATGCACTTAGAACAATAACTAAAATGCACTTCGGTTCATCTGAATATGCCGGTGCACCTCCGCCCGTGGTTATGTTAGACGGATACGGAGATTATATGTTTAACATGATGCCGGTGGTTATATCAAGTTTCTTTTTTACAATGAATGATGATGTTGATTATATTGACTTACCGACATCAGGAGGTTCAAAGACATCTATTCCTACAAGAACAGATATTACGGTTGAATGTTTACCAGCATTCTCAAGAACAGATCAATCATCATTTGATATATTCAAATTTGCTGACGGAAATTTTAAAGATAAAGGCATGATATAAAATATGTACGCTAAAACTAGTTTATACGGTGAAACCCAAATAGATCAAAATGGTTTACAACTATTAACATATAGATCAATTCCTCAAATAGCATCCGATGTATTGTATGTAATTAAACCTCAATACAATTACAGACCAGATCTATTTGCCAGCGACCTGTATAACGATCCTAATTTATGGTGGGTGTTTAAATCTAGAAACCCAGAAGTTTTAGAAGATCCTATTTTTGATTTTGTTGCTGGAGTAACAATTAAGGTTCCTACGTTGGATGTTATCAAAAGTGTTGTAGGAGGTTAGTATGCGAACCGTTGACGCTAAACGAGTCAAAAATATTACAACAGAACCAGATCTAACAGAAGAAGGAAAATTTAAAAGTCTTGTTAAAAACAAAGTACAGGCCGGGATTGATTCTGATATAGCAGAACGTGGCGACGAACTAGGCGTTTTGTTAGGAGCAGAGCCCGGTGCTCAAGTTACTGCTGAAGTTGGTGAACCTATATTAAGCGGATCGTTTGATACTGCAACGCCACCACCTTTGTTAGATCCTAAAAGAGGATATAATGTTCTGCATGATTGGAATTCTTACAATTATATTTTTACACTAACCAGTCTTACTATGGACCAATGTAAAGATCCTGAATTGGCTTCAAACTTTGATAGGATTTTTAATAACAATAGAGGTCAAGAAACAAACGAGTTTTACATTGTTTTACGAAGCGGTGGATACAAAAGAAAAACAGGTAATAGTGACGCAAACGTACAAGCATTTAACGACGCATTATCCTTAGATCTCGAAGAACGTACCCAAGCATTAGACGAAATTGCCGCCGGACAAGGTTCCGGACTTTGGAAACAAGGAGAAGCAAAAGGCAGAGACTTGTTTATCGACGATGTTAATATAGCATGTGCTGTTGGATTAAGTGATGCAATGGGGGGCGGTAATGCAACATCGGGATCTTTTAAGGTAACCGAACCATATAGCGTGGCTGGATTTTACGAAGAGTTATATAATGCTTCGAGATTTGCAGGTCATCAAGATTATATTGGAGCACCGTTTCTTTTAACAATAGATTTTGTTGGACACAAAGTAGTTAATGCCGATAGACAAGCAACCCTAATAACATCAGCGATTCCTAAGACAAGAAGACATTTTCCTATTGTAATTAGGGGAAGTTCAATGAAGGTAACAGAAGCCGGTGCTACATACGATGTGAATTTTACGGCTTTGAATTTTCAAGCAGGAAATCCTGGAGCAATAACTCTTTCTTCCAATATCGATTCTCCAAAACAAAACAATCCAACCGTTGGTAGTGTTCTTTATCATTTGTTTGATAGAATGAACACAATTGAGATGGAACAGATGTTGGAGAAAAAAACAAAAGCAGGATCGGAAAAACAAATCAACGAAGTGATTGCTAAGACTACAAAGTCTGCAGAATTTAAGACAGCATCAAGCACCAAATCGCTCGAAGTAGGACCTTTCCTGCCTCACAGATATGCTGTATGGTTTCCGAGAAATTATAGTAAAGCGGGCGGAGATAGTGAAGCAGGTGCGGTAAACAACACTGGTGCACCCGGCAGTGGTTCGGCTTTAAATTTTAAGTATTTTAATACTAAGATTTGGGAAGAACAAGCATCGTTTACACTAGCAGATCAAGAACAAAAAAACTTTGTCGAAACATTTAGACAAGATGCTACATTTTCAAATCCGTTTGCTGAAGCAGAAATGCAGGGCGGTACAAAAACTTTCTCAGGTTTCTATGCTGTAAAACGTCTGGACGAGGAAGTTGACAGATCAAACAAGGATATCGAGGCTAAGGTTAAAAGCCTAAACGACAAATCAAAAGAACTTCAAGATGCAACACGTGAAGCAGAAGAATTGCGTAAGGATATAATTAGAGAAATTCAAATATATTATAAACCCGGGGACGCAGAATTAAAACAATTTTTTGATGAAACAAGCAAAGGTGAAAATGGTTTTGAATTTCCTAATCTAGTTGGCCAAGCAAAGTCGACATTTGATTTTGATAACTGGAATAGGGTTCCTATTGACTTTGCTGATCCTGAAGTGGATGAGGCAACAGATGCAGTAGAAGTAGATGGTGGCGCAGAAAAAGTAGGAATCAGACTTAATGAACTGCGAACAAAATATTATAATCAATTAAAAACAATTGAAACTCTAAAAAAAGAATTAAATGCAGTCCAAGGCGAAGGAAAAACTTTAGAGGAAAGAAAATCAAGCATCTTTGAAAAAGAATTTACAGCATACGGCGAAGATAGAGAATCTTGGCAGTTTAAAAAAGGAACAACCCTAGAACAAAATATTCACACAATAATAACAGATAGTTATTATGCATCAGTAGTAGATGATGATGCTGAAACGTTTGCAAAAACAGGATTTATTAAATGGTATAGAATTGAAAAATATGCAATACCATATGGTTATGACACGTATTATAATAGAGAAGTATATGAAATACATTTTTGTGTTCAACCTTTCTATGTTCATTATAGTCAATTACCTGGTAACACAGAAGTATTTTCATATGACGAAGCAAGAAAATTTGCTGTAAGAGAATACAATTATATCTTTACAGGAAAAAATCTCGATGTAATGAATTTCAATTTAGATTTTAATAATCTGTTTTTTGCGGCTGGTCAATATAGACCTAAAAATGATCCAGAAGCATCTACGTCTACAACTACAGAAAAGAAAGTTTACAAAAGACCAAGTGCTATTGTTACTGCCGCAATGCAAAACCGTGTAGGTAATAAAAAATCAGCACCAGTACAAGAAAAAGACTCAACAACGGCTAATACATCAACACCTAACAATGCCAATCAAACAGCAAGAATGTTAAATGACACGTTGTTTAATAACCCTGGTGAAAAGGCGCTTTTAAAAGCAGAAATAGGAATTATCGGAGATCCTGTTTATTTGGTAGGAAGTGGGATAGGAAATAGAGCCATATTACGTGCAGATGAAATGGAAACAGATGCAGGCGAAATGAATAGTTTTTCGAGAGAAGTTGATATTCTTTTTAATTTTTCATCAGCAATTGATTATCCAACAGCAGACGAACTTAAAGCCGGACAATCTACAATGAAATTAAACCAAAGCGTTTATAGTGGATTGTACAAACTATTAAGAATTGAAAGTAATTTTTCGCAAGGTGTATTTTCACAAACATTAATTTGTGCTAGACGACCTAATCAAGAGGAAGATTACATGGTTCCAAGACCTAAAGTGGTTAGTAAGCCAGAAGATCAAGAAGATGAAACGCAAGGACCAGCCCCACCAGAGCAAACTACGAAATTAGACACACCACCACAGGTCAAGATTGCAACGCAGGAAGAACTAGAAAGATTTCAAAGGTTCAATCCTAGTGGAGTTGAAGGATTATCAGCAACATCTGTTGTAGAAATTGCACCAGCCGCAATCGGATTTAGTCCAAATGCATTCGGCGGTTCATTAATGACATCAGTTGCTGAAGCAAAATCCATTGCGTCAGCGGTTAGTTCAGGAAATGCTTCAGCACTATCTAATTTTGTTCCAGGTTCTGTACAATCTGCAATTGAAGCAAACGCAAGTGGAATATCACCGGTACAACAATCAACATTATTAACACAAGATGCTTTAAAAGTTGATGGAAACTTTGTAAAATCATCATCGGGCAATGTGTTAGACGGATCAGGAAATCCTATTAGGAGTGCATAATGCCAATATACGATAAAAGACAAAAATCCGGAATGCCAATGAATCCTGATAGGGCAGAAAAGTTATCACAGGAAATTGGTCTAGGTCCGTATATAGCAGTTGTAGAAAGCAATGCTGATTACACTAAACACGGAAGTTTACAAGTTACAATACAAGGTAATGAAGATGACACACGAGAATTAGTTCAAAACAGAATTTCTGTAAGAATGTTGTATCCTTATTACAGCGTTAAGGAATTTATTAATGCCGGACAGGATCCACAGCGTTTTCTAGACACACAACAAGCACACGGAATGATTTTCCCTGCACCTCAAATAGGAACCAAAGGGTTGGTAATGTTTTTAAACAAAAGCATTAAACAAGGTGTGTGGATGGGAGCATTCCAAGAACAAACTTTGAACCATAGTATTCCGGAGCCTGCTACATCAACAAAAATCGCAATAGATAATGAAACTGCTAGATATTATGCAAACGGTGAATATGGATTACCAGTTGATAACGTTGTTAAGTCTGCAAACATTGGACAAACAACTCCGGACAGAGTTAGACATCCTGTACATCCGATGGCCGACGTTTTAAGAAAACAAGGACTGCTAGTCGACAACATTAGAGGATTAACTTCTAGTTCACAAAGGCGTGATGCAGTCAATCAAATATTTGGCGTTAAAACTCCCGGTAGATACATAGGTGACGAAAAGTTAGTTGGCCCTAAAACAAATGCAATTAAAACAAAAGTTACTCAGCCAGGTGGACATTCACTTACAATGGATGACGGTGCGATTGACGGATCAAATAATTTAGTTAGATTAAGAACTCAAGCAGGTCATCAAATTTTATTACACGATACAAACGATTTAATTTATATTGGTAATGCAAAAGGTACTGCTTGGATAGAATTAACAAGTGACGGCAAGATGGACGTATTCTGTGAAGATAGTATTAGTATGCGTACCAGAGGAGATTTTAACTTTTATGCTGATCGAGATTTTAATCTCGAAGCAAAACGCAATGTAAACATCAGGGCAAAAAATATTTTAAAAACAGAATCTAATCATGCTAGACAACTTGTTAACGGATCTCATAGATTAGAAGTAAAAGGTAATAGCGATATTAAATCACTAAATCAAAGAATTGATACAAATGATTTAAGTATTAATACAAATAATATCGATATTGCTAATAGAATTGATACAACAATTACTAGTGGTAATTTTGATTTACACACTCAATTAGGTATTAGACAAACAGCAGGAACAAGCATAAACATAAAAGCAAATTCTGCTCCTACTATTGCTGAAACGTTTGATCCAAATGAAATTTATTCTACTGGCTATACCGTAACCTATCTAAACGAAAATAACGAATTAAAGTTTTATCAAGCAAATAAAAGAACACAGGTTGCTAGTACACTAGAAGTTACAACACCTGACAATACTGAATACTGGACAGAGTTTCAAGGACCTCAACACAAGTTGCTGTGTGATAATGGAAAAATTAACATATCAACAACATTGCATGATGTAAACATTGAAACACTAGGAGCAAATATTAATATTGAAACAGATAAAATTGTTTATGTTGACGGACCGGATGCTGTGCATTTAAACCTTCCTGGTCCAGGAGCATTTACAGCAATAGGATCCAATGACGCGGCTCCACCTGCAAGTAGATTTGTTAAACATTTTGGGGTGCATACTCACACGGAAAAAAGCGATCAAGCAAAATGGGAACAATACAATTATTATAATGCTGGAACGTTTACATCTATGATAAAAAGAATACCGACACATGAACCATATGATTTCCATGAGGATCAAACAAAAATAACAAGTTCTAAAGCAGAAACAGATAGAGAGGCATAGTAAATAGTAATATGGCAAGATATAACGACATTACAATTAAACCTAATAGTACTAACCTAGGAAACAACGGAAGAACGTCTCAGATCTATCGAGGAATGAGCACCATTTCCGGAAACAGAAACCATAAGTTGTACGACATAGAGTTAATTAAACAAGACATAGTCAATCATTTTCACATTAAAAAAGGTGAAAAGATTTATCAACCGGAAGTTGGCACGATCATATGGAGTTTGCTATTTGAACCGTTTACAGAGAGCGTTCGAGGGCAAATTGTTAATGATATTAACAACATTATAGAAAAAGACCCACGTGTTCGCGTGGATGCAATGGAAGTAGTAGAAAAGGATTATGGGATTCAGATTTCCTGCGTGTTAACATTTGTTGAGTATGACGTTAGTCAAGCGTTGAGATTAACGTTTGACAGAGATAACGCAACATTTTAACAAAAATAATATACGCGGTTAATCGATCAAATAAATAACATTATGGCCAGTAAGAATAGACAAAATTCGCTATTAGCGAACCAAGATTGGAGCAAGGTTTATCGTGCATTTGCAGATGCAAATTTTGCTTCGTATGACTTCCCTACACTACGTAGGACTATGATCAACTATCTTCGTAAGAATTATCCGGAAGATTTTAATGACTACATTGAATCAACTGAGTATCTAGCACTAATTGATCTTATTGCATTCTTAGGCCAGAGTTTATCATACAGATTTGACTTAAATGCTAGAGAGAACTTTATTGAATTGGCAGAAAGACGTACATCAGTATTACGTCTTGCAAGACTTGTAGGGTACAATCCTAAACGTAACACATCTGCTTCTGGTGTATTAAAAGTTGTTGGAGTACAAACTACTGAAAGTTTACAGGATAGTTTAGGAAACAACATCGGAAACAGAATTATTTCTTGGAATGATGATACAAATACAAATTGGTTAGAACAATTTACCGTGATAATGAATAGTGCTATGAACGGCACTACCGTGTTTGGAAAACCAAATCAATCAGATATTATCGACGGCGTTACAACAGAACTATACAAATTAAACACACAAAATTTAGATGTTCCGATATACGAATTTAGCAAAACGGTTGCTGGAAGAAATATGAATTTTGAAATTACTAGTTCATATTTAGAAGATGGAAAATTGTATGAGCAATCACCATTTCCAGGGTCAACTTTATCAATGCTTTACAAAAACGACAAGCGAGGAAATAGTTCTCCTAACACAGGATTCTTTCTAAAGTTTGTTCAAGGTGAAATGCAAAATAGTAATTTTACAATTACAGATCCAAGTCCAAACGAAATTGTTAATATCGATGTTCCTAATGTTAATCAAACAGATGTATGGTTATGGGAAAGAGATAGAGATAATAATCTAGTAAATGAATGGACCAGTTTAAATTCAGTTTACGGAAGCAATGTAATTTACAACAGCATTAATAAAAAAACAAGATCAATTTATAGTGTTATTACTAGAAATGACGATCAAATTAGTTTAAATTTTGCAGATGGTAATTTTGGAGAGTTACCTAAAGGAAACTTTAGAGTTTATTTTAGAAGTACAAATGGTTTAAGTTATACTATTAGACCAACCGACATGCAAAATATTATTTTAACTATTCCTTACTTTAGTAAAACAGGACAAGGTAATACACTAACACTCCAGTTAGGTTTGCAGTCAACGGTTACTAATGCAACAACAAGAGAAACAACAGAGGACATTAGAACAAATGCACCACAGGCATTCTACACACAAAATAGAATGGTTACCGGTGAAGATTACAATGCGTTTCCATTGTCTGCAAGTAACAGCGTTGTTAAAGTAAAATCAGTTAACAGAACAAGTTCTGGAATTTCAAGACAATTCGAAATTACAGATCCTACAGGAAAGTATTCAACAACAAACTTAATTGCCGATGATGGCATTCTATATAAAAATTATTTCGAGAATGATTTTACATTTACTTGGCAAACAAGAAATGATATTTTAGGAGTAATTAGAAATCAAGTTGAGCCGGTTGTTGAAAGTTTACCAACAAAAGCATTTTACTTGGATAAGTTCCCAAGGGTAATTACAGGTGATATTAATATTGATTGGACTTTAGCAACCACTATTTCTAATGGTAGCACAGGCTTTTTCCGAAATAATATTAATGGCGCACCGGTTACGGTAGGTAGTTTTACCAGTAACAACTTCCAATATATCAAACCAGATACAATGATCAAGTTTATTCCGCCAACAGGTAAGTATTTCTTACCAGACGGAACATTAACTGATACAAAAACAAAAAAGACAACAGATTATATTTGGACAAAGGTTATTCAGGTAAATGGTGACGGTTCTAATAGCGGAAAAGGTGCATTAGATGACGGAACAGGACCTGTTGTATTAAGCGAAAATATTCCATCACTTGCGATTCCACAAGAATTAGTACCACCTATTGTTACAAACTTGCCAGTTGAGTTAGAAACACAATTAGTTGATTTAGTGTTTAACTATAAAACATTTGGTATTCGTTATGACCAAGAAACACAGACTTGGAAAATTATTGTTAATGCTAACCTAAACACAAAAGACGATTTTAGTTTAGAACGTCAAGGTGATACAACAGGAGCAAAAGCGGATAAAAGTTGGTTTGTATTATTTGAAACCGACGGAGAAACATATTCAGTAACTTATAGAGGTCTAGATTACAGATTTGAAAGTGAAAATTTAATTCAATTTTTTGTCGATCTAGGTGTTAAGAAGTTTGATAGTGAAACAGGTGTAGTAATTAAAGATCAGATCAAAGTATTAAAAGTTAATGAAGATCCTGTTTTGGATGGAATATTACAAAAAGACTATCAATGGGAAATTGTTGGTAGTATTAGAAATACAGACGGCTTTGAAGAAACAAACAGAGTGCGTGTTAATTTTTATGACGGTGATGATGACGGAATGATAGATGATCCAGATTCATTTATCAATATTGTAAAACCTTCTACAGAAGATAATAGAGGTTATCTAACTAACTTTGTATTCTTTAAAACAACAACAATCGAAGGATATCAAGTAACACAAAAGGTAGATACTAAAAACTTTATTATCTTTGATAGAGAGGCTAATGTAACAGACTTAGATCCGTACACAAATGGTCAGTTGTTTTATTTCTATAATGATTTAGAAGACGTTATTAAGGTTTACAACAAAACAACAGGAACGCTAGATTTAGACACAAGTTATTTTGCTAGACCTGGCAGAGATCAACTTAAATTCCAATACATTCATAATGCACAAAATGATAGACGTATTGATCCGAGCAAGACAAACATTATTGATATGTACGTTTTAACTAAAACATATGATGACGATTTTAGAGCATACGTAAACGGTGTTGGAACTTTACCAGTAGCACCAACCTCTCAAAGTCTTAAACAAGAACTTGCACCTGTGCTTGATCCTGTGAAAAGTTTATCAGATGAAGTCATATATCATTCTGTAAACTATAGACCATTATTTGGTGCTGATGCTGATACATCATTACAAGCAACATTTAAGATTGTTAAAAATGAAAGATCAACAATCAGCGATAATGAAATTAAAAGTAAAGTAATTACTGCTATAAATGATTTCTTTGATATTGAAAACTGGGACTTTGGTGATAGTTTTTATTTTACTGAATTAGCAACGTATATTCAAAAAGAAACAACACCAGATGTTGCTAACTTTGTTATTGTTCCAAGATCGAATACACAAAGTTTTGGATCAATGTATCAGATTACAAGCAAAGCAGATGAGGTTTTCATTAGCACCGCTACCGTTGATAACATTGATATTATCGATCAAATTACAGCAACAAATTTAAAAGCAACAGGCAATGTTGTAACTGCAATTGATAGTGTTGGTGAAATACAAGTGTCAACTACGGCAAATAGTAGTGATACAACTTATTAAACGGGGTGTTATAAATGGCATATAGTGAGAACGAAAGTACTCCTGTAAATATAGAAAACAAGGACAAATTACGTAATAGTGCTGATCTATTACCTATGTTCTTTCGTACGGAAGCAAACAAAAAGTTTCTTGGAAGTACCCTTGACGCTTTAGTATCAACAGGCACCCTTGAAAGAATTAACGGTTTTGTTGGTGCTAGAAATACTGAAAATTCAAAAGCCAACGACAACTACATTACAGAGCCAACAGCAAATAGAAGAAGATATAACTTCCTACCGTCAGCAATAATCAAAGAACCTAAAGAAGATGTTTTTAAATGGGTAGCAACATACGATGACCTAGTTAATCAAGTTAAATTTTTTAACGGAAATACAAAAAATCATGATAGACTATTTGAATCAGAATATTATGCATGGAACCCGTTATTTGATTTTGACAAGTTTGTAAACTACAGACAATATTATTGGATGCCAGAAGGACCATCTCCTGTTCTTGTATCAGGTGACGCTGGCGGATCGGTCAGTACTTATAAAGTTACTAATGATGGACAAAACGCTTATGTGTTTACACCAAACGGATTTTCAAAAAATCCAACTATAACTTTATACAGAGGTGCAACATATAAATTTGAAATCGACGCCCAAGGACATCCGTTTAATCTTAAAACAGCATTAACAACAGGAATTGGTGATCGTTATAATACAGGCGTTACTAATAACGGAACAGATGTTGGTATTGTTGAAATTACGGTGCCAATTGATGCACCTGATAGAATTTTTTATGCATGTCAATATCATCAGAACATGCAAGGGTATTTTGAAGTAAGAAATGCTCAAGATGATTTTAAAATTAATGTTGATGAAGAAATTATTGGTAAGCCAACTTTTAAAAGTAAAAACAATGTTGAATTTACTAACGGAATGCGTGTTCAATTTATTGGCGAAGTTCTTCCATCAAAATATAAAAATAAAAACTTTTATGTCGAGGGAGTTGGGTCATCGATAAAATTAATTGACGAAAGCCAATTAACAACACCTGAGTCTTATTCTCAAAATCAGGACTATGAATTTGACGTTGATCCATTTGATGATACTCCGTATGATGATACAGAAAATAGTCCGTTAACTCCAGAATATGTTACAATCAATAGAGCGGCAATTGATAAAAATCCATGGTCTAGATACAATAGATGGGTGCATAAAGATGTAATCGAAAAAACAGCAGAATACAATCGTGCAACACCTGTGCTTGATGAAAACTATAGAGCAATTAGACCAATCTTAGAATTTAAAGCAAATTTACAATTACATAATTTTGCTACAACTGGTTTACAAAATATCGATCTAATTGATACAAACACCAAAGATGCATTTAGCAATGTCGAAGGTGCAATTGGTTATCATATTGACGAAGTGTTAATTAGAAAAGGAATGCTAGTATCATTTAATGCTGATCCGGACATTACCGTAAAAGGTAAAATTTTCGAAGTGGATCTAGTAAAGTATGACGGCGTAGAAAGAATTCATTTAATCGAAAGAACAACTCCTACGAATGGTCAAGGTATTGTTGTAAAAGACGGAAAAAATAATAAAGGTTCTAGTTGGTATTTTAACGGAACTCAGTGGATTAAAGGACAACAAAAAACATCATTAAATCAATCTCCGCTTTTTGAATTGTACAATTCAACCGGTGTTGCATTTTCCGATGAAACAGCATATCCTTCTACAACATTTATTGGTAACGCTATTGCAAGTTATAAAAAAGGAACCGGAACCAACGATAGTGCATTAGGGTTTCCTATTTCTTATCAGAATATTAATAACGTTGGCGATATTACATTTAACTTTGATTGGGACGATTCTCTTTTTAATTATATTTCAAATGAAATAAAATATAACGTAGATACTGCAAGTGGTCTAGGAAAAATTAATAACGAGGACGGAACTTCGTTGTTTGTTAGCGGTTGGCAGATTGTTAAAGGTAAAACTACCGAACAGAGAATTCAACAAATATTGAATGTTACTGAAGAAACCAAAACACTTTCAGTTACTTGTATTGACACACCTTGGAAATATAATTTAGATATTGTTGTTGAATATTCGGGAAAGATTTTAAAAGAAGTAACAGATTTTACAAAAGAAATTGATACTATTAGAGGTGTTTATAATCTAGCATTTATAAATGCTATTCCTGCAAATTCTAAAGTTACATTAAAAATTAAAACTGATCAATTACCAAATGATCAAGGCTTCTACGAGCCTCCAATTAACTTAACAAACAATGCAGAAAACAATGATTTAAAAACATTTACTCTTGGTAGTGTAACAGATCATTTTAGAACAATATTTTTAAACAATTCTGCTCTAGTTGGTAATGTAAATGGTATTAATAATTCTAGAGACTTAAATGATATCTATAGAGACGGTCTACGATATGTCAAGCATAAAGGATCGTTACTTTCAGCATTAGTAGGACTAAATCTTGAAAGTGTTAATTTTATAAATGCTATTAGAAAAAACGCCAATGATTATTCTTTCTTTAAAGACAAGTTTTTAGAAAAAGTAAACGAAACATCATTAACAGGCGATGTAAAAGTTGATGTCGATAATATTTTATATGCACTAGGGGTTGATAAAAAACCAAACAGCAGTTACTTTTATAGTGATATGGCTGGATATGGTAAAAAGGTTTCTGTTAGAAATTATACCGTAAACACAGCAACACAGAATGTGTTTGGTATTGATAGTGCATACAAATTAGATACAATTAGTGATAGATCGATTTACGTTTATCTAAATGATGAGCAGTTAATTGCACACGATGATTATACATTTGATGGTATTGATAATACCGTATCAATTAAAAGAACTTTAAAAACAGGCGACAAAGTTACAATTACTGATTACGATACAACAGGTAATGTAATTCCAAACACTCCTACAAAGTTAGGATTGTATCCTAAGTACAAACCAGAAATATTTGTTGATAACACTTATGCAACACCACAAGAAATGTTACAAGGTCATGACGGATCACTAATAAAAACATACGGTGACGAGCGTGATGCATTACTATTAGAATTTGAAAAGCGTGTCTACAATAATATTAAAGTTGATTATAATAAAAATGTTTTAGATATTTTCGACGAGATACCAGGACAATATAGAAAAACACGTTACACATCAGCAGAATTTAATTCTGTTTTGAGAAACGATTTTGGTCAGTGGAAATCAATTTTTAATGTTGAGACTGAAACAAATAGCACAACAGATTTAGAAAAACCGTTTAGTTACAATTACAATACGGTTGTAAATTTAGATAATAATCCTGTTCCAGGATTTTGGAGAGGAATTTATAAACATTATTTTGACACCGATCGTCCACATACGCATCCATGGGAAATGTTAGGTATGACATTAAAGCCTACTTGGTGGGACGATGTTTATGGTAAAGCACCATATACAAATGGTAACAAAATTTTATGGGACGATATCGAAGCAGGTAGAATTAAAGATCCTGCAGGAACATACATCGACGAAACTTATGCAAGACCTGGAT